CTCCAAACATTTGCATCGATCACACTTTCATAAACTTTACCATTATAGGTCACTTTATCACCAATTTTATATGCGTCAGTTGCTCCAAGAGGCTGTTCATACGGATAGATACCATCTTCATTCGGCTCACCAATCCTCTTCCAGCCAGCAGTATATTGATCTAGAGTGTAAACAGGCTGTGCAGCGATATCGTTAATAGCTCTCCATAGGCCACCATTATATCTTACTACAGCCCCATTCTCGTATGCTTTTCCAGACTCCCATTCTGGCATAAACATACTTACTGAATTTACTTCTTCATCAGTAAGAGATAAAGCCATAGGAGCCGATGCTAGACTCATAAAAGAAATCATTTGCTTCTGTTGAGTCTTTTGAATTTCTGCTGCTGTTTCGGCTTCTGCTCGTTCTTTTAATTCTTCTTCAGTATAAAGTTTATATCTCTTAATATCTTCATATTCATCATAAGCCTCTTGTGCTTCAACAGCGGAAACATCAATAATCCACCTTACATCAGTACCTTCAACAATTTTGTTTCCTTCTCCTTCTTGCGGCACATAGGTAAATGTAATCTTATCCTCATTAATATGAACACGAGGATCAGATTCACCCTCTCCTTGAATATTATAAGAAGAGCCACCTTTAAAGTAGAAGGTAATAGGGTAATAATGTCCTTCTTCTTGTACTGCTTCTATTGCATCATGATGTTGTACGAAAACTTTATCATCAACAAGATAGCCAAGATTATAATCCACATCTTCTGGCTGAATCTCCACATTCTGTTCGTTTAAGATTCGCATATACGCATCTCCTTTTAACTCAGACCTATACTAAAATGATTCTACCCAAAAGATAGAATAGATATACATTCATTAGATAATAAAAAAGGGCAGACCGAATTTATTTCGATCTGCCCGTCTATAAGACGCTATGGTTTAATCCATAATTTACAATTTGAGCTAGTTGGTTCAGTAGATTGTACAAGAATTAGATCACTTCCAGCACCTTCAACAGCTCCCCAAGTGCCGTCTCCTCGAAGATAATGAGAAGTATCCCCATCGAGCTGTCTCAAGAATCCTGCTGAGCCAGTAGTTGCAACATTGTGAGTGTGAGAAGACGCTGCCTTTCCGTCGAGCTGCGTTTGGATATTAGAAGTAACTCCATCAGTGTAGTTTAGCTCTTGAGCGGTAGCAGTGACTCCGAGAGAAGCAAGCGTCACTTCTGGGATTTCAGGAATCACACCTTCGGCAAGTTTGTCTGCGGTAACCGCCCCATTCTGAATAGAACGAGTAGCAACAGCATCATCTGCCATCTTAATTGCGGTAACAGCATTATCTGCAAGCTTTGGCGTCGTAATGGCAAGAGCAGGTATCTTATCCGAAGTTACGGAACCAACGACAATGTTGCGTTCCATAACACAGTTGTCATCTAGATATCTACCAATGATACCACCGTCTGCAATGCCAAACTCGGTACCACTCAGAGTAAGTCCAGCACCAGCGGTATATGTGGTATCGGTGGCAGAAATCGTAATATGTCCAGATTCATCATCGTGACTAACTTGGACATTGCTACCAGCTATAATATCATCGGCACCTAGCTTATCGTCAATAGACTGTTCAAGCAATTGGTCTTGTTTTTGGCGTGCAGATGCTTCTTCTCCAATAGCCGCAGAAATTGTTGTATCTAAATCAGTAACTTGAGATACTGTGTGGCTGTGAGAAAGAGGGGCTTTTGTATTAAGCCCCTCTTGTAATTGACTACTGGTAACATAATTGCTTAAATCTTGAATAGAAGCAATTTCGATACGTTCTGAACCTTTATCAAGATAAATCTTTTTAGTATCAGTAGCGAATAGGAGAGCACCATCTGACACAGGTTGCGCAAGAATCTTTGATTCTTCGCCGCGTATAACATTTAGCAAAGCCATTTAATGCTCGCCTCCTCCTTTTAATTCGTTACTGTTAGATTAAAGTTCTTGCCAAGTTAATGCTTCAAATACTTGATCAGCTTTTGTACCTTGTGCGGCAGTTGCATAAGCTGTAGAAGCGGTATAAGCAGCCGTTCCAAGTCCCTTAACCGCAACATCAGTTCCTTCTACTGCGATAGTTCCATTAGCAGTACCAGTTGTGATATCAGCTTTCTGTAGAGCAGTATCAGCTAGAGCGCCTTGAGCCGCAGTAGCGTAAGCATCACTCTCAGTGTAAGCAGCAGAGCCTAGTCCGTGGACAGGAACATCAGTGCCATTAAATTTAACGGTACCGTTAGCAGTACCTTCAACAAGAGTGGCAGCGGCAGGAAGCTGAGCACGGGTGACGGTAATTACACCGTTCTCTTGGCTTACGGCACTAACGTACTGGCCTTCCTGAGCAGAATCAGCCTTATCGAGTGCAGCAATAGCAGCAGCGGCAGCGCCAGCAGTTTCGTAAGCAGAAGATTCAGTGTAGGCTGCGGAACCAAGACCGTGAACCTTTACGTCTGCACTGTTGACGGCGATAGTACCGTTAGCAGAACCCTCAGTTACAGAAGTAACAGGAAGAGGTGCGCGAGTAACAGCAATCTTACCGTCAGTCTCAACTACCTGAGAGACGTACTGATTAGCAACAGCGGTATCAGCAACATCAAGTGCGTTGATAGCATTGGTAACAAAAGTCTCGGTAGCGTAACCAGTTAGGTCTACCTGAGAGCTACCAATAAGTTCAAAAGCACCATTGATAAGCATGTACTCATTGTAGTGAGAAGTAGAGGTGCCGGGGTCTTCTGTAGAACCGCCCTGTGGAACCATATAGATGGTGTTCTCGTCAGCGTCTCCTGGGTCGGGAAGAGACTCGACAATTTCACGCTTTAGGTGGTCGGCAGCGGCAACTGCTTCAGCAATCTTAGTGTCGGTCTGAGTCTGAGTATAAGCATCAGTGATACCATAACCCGCAAGAGTAGTTGCCTTATCAGCCTTACCAGCTAGGGCAGTATCAAGACCGGTTACTTGAGCAGTAGTGTGGGTGTGAACAGTATTAGCCTTACCATCGAGAGCATCTTGTAGACCAGTTACATCATCAATCTCGTGAGTGTGCTCAAGGTTAGCTTTCTTAGCAACCTCTTGGTCAGTGTAGGTCTTAGCAGCGGCAATAGCATCTGTTTTGGCTTTGGCAATAGAGCCTTCACCATTACCAGTGATAGTTGTAATAGAAGCCTGAGCTGCGTCCATCTCTGTTTCAAGAGTACCAACACGACCTTCAAGAGCACCTACATCAAGGTCAGCTACTTGAGAAGTAACATAATCAACAACTGCTTTAGTAGTTGCTAGATGATTGTCATCACCAGCACCAGAAATAGTCTTGCCAGTAGCAGCAACTACTGTCTGATAAGTAGTACCATTCCAATAAGATACTTGTCCAGTATTAGTATTAATATATAGAGTATTTACAACACCGCTTTGAGGGAACTCAGTAACGGTTGTATAGATACCTCCAGAATAAGGGACGTCTCCCTTATAGATTCTACGTTCATCTGTAATAAAATATAGCGTATCTTGATCTTTAACATCAAGAGAAGCAAATTGAGACGCAGAACCAGCAACAAATTTAACTAGTGCCATTTATTTAACCCTCCAATATATTCCATTCGGTTTTATTAGATACACATGAATAAGTAGAAGTCAAAGTATCCCACTTGTAAGTTGCACCATCAGAGACATAAAGAACATTAGAGCTTCCAACTGGAGGGAAGTCCTCATATGCTCCAAAGAATAGAGGGCTGATATTACTAGGAGTAATTTGTTTCCAACCCTCTTTATATCTCCAAAGAATATCAGTTTCTTCTACAAAGTAGAAACCCTCAACAGGAGCCAAGATAGATGTTCTATCTGATTCTGTGGGAAGGACTTGGATATCAGTATATCCAAGTCGATTCCCATTCATGTCTAAGTACATTTGCTTTGTATCTGTTACAAAGACTAAGTTTCCATCTGATACCGGCAACTGTGCAAGTTTGGACTTTGTGGTATGATAAAACTTGACAATTGCGGACATTTTCTTGACTCCTTAAATTAGAATTCGTTAATGGTCATGGAGGTGTCAATTAGAGCTTGGACTTCCTCTTCGGTAAGACCAGAAGCTTCAGCCACTTTAGCAGTAACAAAATCAGCAACAGTAGAACTGTCACCAAGATCGCCTAGCTTCGTAGTGTCTACCTTGCCATTAAGAGTAGTGTTAATAGTACCAATTTCTGAGTCAATTTGACCAATCTTGGTATTATAGGTTTCAGTAGTAACATAATCTCCAAGAGAAGCAGTAAGATTCTCAGAGGTTACAAAGTCTGCGGTAGCAGTTGCAATCTTAGAATCGACTTCACCAAGAAGCTCTGTCTGAGTCTTATCGTAAGAATCAAGTTGAGTCTTATTAGTGTGCTCGTGAGCCTTAGCAATCGCATCTTGGAGAGAGGTAAGAGTTACATTAGAATCCTTAATCCTCTTGCCAGTGATGCCATCGAATACTGCGATATTAGCATCGGTTGCAGCATCAGGACCAATAACTGCGCCATTGAGATTGGACTGAACAACCATAAAATCAGCGTTAGAAGCGCCATCAGCAGCGTAATCTTTAACGCAGATAATTAGGTCACCAACCTCGCAAGCCTGACCAGCATAAGTACCAGCTTCAGCTACGCGGAAAGCTTGACCAGCTTTGTAGTCGGTAGCAGGAAGCGGAGTGGAAGAATCTACCACACCAACTTCAAAACCTTGAATGCCAGCAATAAGACGGTCAACATACTGCTTAGTAGCAGCTTCAAGGTCTTGCGCGGGGTCTGCGGCAAGAGTGACAGTACCGGTGAAGGTAGCGCCAGCTAGGTTAGCTTTGCCTGCTAGAGCAGTTTCTAGAGCCGCAAGTTGCTCGGCAAGTGATTCACCGTCAGGGGATTCGACGTTCTCGAAAATTACCTGATAATCAGAACCATTATAGATATAGCCTTTATTATCGGTAGTATTAATATAGATTACACCTTGCTCTTGGTTCTCACCGGGAAGACTAGCAACAACCTGAACATAATTCTTCGTTACAGGAGGTTCACCACCAGAACCAGTTCCAAGAGGGGTAAGAGTATAAGAGCCAGCAGAACCATCTAGGACATAGGCTTTATAGGCACCATCTTGAAGGACGGTAATGATTTGACCGGCATAAGCGGTAGGACTAGAAGCATAAGCTTGTGCGGACGGAAGGTCTTCATATACAGAAGAAGCATCAAGAGGTAGAGCAACACCACGAGAATAGACCTTTGCCGCAACGACTAGGTTTTTTGCATCAATAGCCATTATTCTATCTACCTCCTAACTTAAATCTGTACCTGTAGGGTCATACCAGCAGCAGCGGGAATAG